CGAGGCCACCTACCGGACGCTCCACTTGAACCAGTGGGTCTCCTCGGAGAACCGGTGGCTGAAGGCGTCCGACTGGCCGGCGGTCATGACCCCGCTGTCGGAAGACCTCTCCGGGCCAGCGTTCATCGGCGTCGACCTCTCGTCCACCCAGGATACGACCGCGGTGTCGATCATCTGGCCCCAGGATGACGGCACAGTCGACATCAAGTCTACGTGTTACATTCCGGGCGATATTGCGACACGTAAAGAGCAGACCGACCGCGTCCCGTACCGCGACTGGGCGAAGAAGGGCTGGGCCAAACTGACCGACGGCGACGTTGTCGACTACGACATCGTCCTCCAGGACATCATCGCCCTTTGCGAGCAGTACGATGTCCGTCACATCGCTGTCGACCGCTGGAATGCCCAGTCGGTCATCGCCGCCCTTCAGGCCGAGCACCTGCCTGTGGTCACGTACGGGCAGGGAATGGCTGCCGTGAGCCCCCCGCTGAAGTTGCTGCATGCTAAGATACTTAGACGCGAAGTACGGGCCGGCGACAACGCTGCCCTCCGCTGGCAGTTCACGAACGCCGCGGTGAAGTCGGACACAAACGAGAATCTCAAGTTGGTGAAGCCAACGTCGACGAGCCCCGAGCGGATCGACATGGCAGTTGCAACGGTGATGGCCGTCGGAGTCGGCGGCAGCCACGTATTCGACACCTCGTCAAGCATGGAAATCCAGATACTATGAGCGACCCTGAAATCAGAACCTTCACTGGGCATTCGCTCTTCGGTGGTGCCTGGGATTCCATGGCCAGCATGAACGCTGCTGGTGTACCGATCACGCCGGAGTCGGCCCTTCGTGTATCTGCTCTCCTGGCCTGCGTGAGGCTCAAGAGCGAGACGCTTGCATCACTTCCTTGGCATGTTTACCGTCGCCTCCCCGGTGGTGGGAAGGAGATCGCGGACATCCCGCTGGAAGTGGTGATCAATCGCCAGCCGAACGACTGGCAGTCGTCATTCGAGTTCAGGGAGTTGATGCACTCCTGGGTGCTCCTCTGGGGAGCAGCGTTCGCGAGGATCAAGTCGGGCTCACGCGGCTCGGTCACTTCGCTCGAACCGCTCCACCCGAGCCGGATGACGGTCAGGCGGCTCCAGAACGGCCGGCTCCGCTATCACTACAGCGACCCGAACACGGGCAACCAGGTTCAACTACGCCAAGACCAGGTCTTCGCCATTCGCTACCTTACCCAGGATGGCGTGAACTGGTACACGCCGACCAGCCTGTCGCAGGAGACGATCGCCCTGGCCCGTGCGGCCGAGATCCACACGGCGTCTTTCTTCGGGAACGGTGCTCGACCCGGCGTGATCCTGGAGACAGCGAACCCGCTGAAGCCGGAGATCATGAACAGCCTTCGTCGCCAGTGGGACGACGCCTACGGTGGTGCCCGCAACGGCAACAAGACTGCACTCCTGCCTCACGGCATCTCACTGAAGACGGTCGCCGGCGAGAGCAACGTGGCCGCACAACTCCTGGAGACCCGCCGCTTCGAGGTGGAAGAGATCGCCAGGATCTACCGGGTTCCCCCATCGATGATCGGCGTCGACGGCTCGTCCTACAACAGCCTTGAGCAGCAGTCGCGTGACTTCGTGACCTACTCACTGACGCCGGACCTTCAGCGTTGGGACGGTGCTGCGACCCGCGACCTTGTGGCCGACGACGACGCCTATTACACCGGCTTCGACACCTCGGCTCTCCTCCAGGCCGACTCGGAAGCGAAGGCGAAGTACATTCGTGAACTGTGGAGCATGGGCGTCCTCTCGATCAACGAGATTCGTGCCCTTGAGGGAATGAACCCGCTGCCAGACGAAGACGGCGACAAGCGGTTCGTCCAGACCTCCTACTCTCTCCTGGAAGGCTTCACGTCGGAGAACCCGACTGGTGCTCCGGCCCCTGAGCCTGTCGTCGAGGAGATCGTCGTTGAGGATGAAGATCCTCCAGCCGAAGATCCAGCATCCGAAGAAGAAGAATCCACCGACGACGAGTGACGAGTGGCCCGTCGTCAAAACACCGCGAGGTAAACTTTCAGCATGAACACCACCCAAGCAGGAAACCCGATGAAGACTGACGATTGCGAAGTCCGCCTGGTTGCGGAGTTGCCAGGACTTGAGGTCCGTGCTGACGAGTCCGGCAAGACCGTCGTCCGCGGCTACGCCGCCCTGTACCACTCGGAGTCCCGCGACCTCGGAGGCTTCACCGAAGTCATCGAGCGTGGAGCCTTCGACAAGGTGCTGGCCGACCCAGACCTCGACGTGATCGCCAAGTTGGACCACGACCGCCCGCTGGCTCGGACGCCGGGCACCCTCCGCCTCGGCACTGACGAGCGTGGACTGTGGTACGAGTTCGACCCGAAGCGTTCCGACGCTGACGTTGTTGAAGCACTGGAACGCGGCGACCTCCGCGGCTCGTCTTTCGCATTCCGTCTTTCTTCTGGCGACGACAAGTGGGAGAAGCGTAGCGATGGAGTCACGATCCGAACCATCACAAACTTTTCTGGTCTCTTCGATGTGGGCCCCGTGTATACTCCAGCGTACCCTGAGACTTCGTCTTATGTGTCGCAGCGAGCACTTGAGGCAGCACGATCCCTTGAGCACCCAGTGCTCGCGGATGCCGAAGAGGACGAAGCCGAAGAACCAGTAGTCGTTGACCGTGTCGGCATCGACGCTCGGAAACTTGCCACCGACCTCATGATCGAAGTGGCCCTTAGTAAACTGTCGTGAGGCTCGGTGCCTCACGACGTTCGTTTAGATTGTAAGTATCGATGGCGGCAGCGATCCGCCCCAGACCTCAAACCCTACAGGAACCTTCATCATATGAAGAACCTCAAGAAACTCCAGGATCGTGCCGCCGCTATCGCCGCACGGCTCAAGGAACTTTCCGACGTGGAAGACCGCTCCGAGGAGCAGGTTAGCGAGATCGAAAGCCTCACCTCCCAGGTTGAGGAAGTCCGCAAGGCCATCCGCTTTGAGGAGACCCTTGCTGCCAAGGAAGCCGAACTTCGCTCGATTGTCGAGCCAGCGGCCCCCGTCGCCGAGCCAGTTGTGCCGGCCACACCCGAGCCCGAAGTGCGGGCAGAAGAGGAGCCTAAGAAAGTGGAAATCCGTCATGCCCTGCCTCACCACACCGAACTGCGTGCTCTGAACAAGAGCGAGCGGGACGTTGAACTCGCCTATCGCATGGGCAAGTGGATGGGTGCTCAGTTCTACAAGCGAGATGAAGACGCTCGTTGGTGCAAGGATCACGGCATCGAAGTTCGTACCCTGAGCAACGCCGGCGACAACGACAACCTCGTGCCGCCAGAGTTTGCAAACCGCATCATCCGTCTGGTTGATGAGTACGGCGTGCTTCCGAAGGTTGCCGAGAACGTCTCGATGGCCCGCGAGGTCTACAACCTGCCGAAGCGAACTGGTGGCGTGACCGCCAACTTCGTCGCCGAGTCCGCTGCGATTGGCCAGAGCGATCCGACCTACGCACAGGTCCAGTTGACGGCCCAGAAGTTGACCGTGGCCACCCGCATGTCGGCTGAGTTCGTTGCTGACGCTGTGGTGAACATGGTCGATGCAGTGGCCCAGGAGTTTGCAACCGCGATCGCCAAGAAGATCGACGCTTGCGGCTTCATCGGTGACGGCTCGGCCGGCTACGGCTCGATGACCGGTGCTGTGAATGCACTCGGTGCGGCCGGCGTTCTCGCGGCGGCTTCTGGCAACACCAGTGTCGAGACCCTCGACATGGACGACTTCCTGAAGGCAGTCGGCTCGGTGAAGTCCTACGCTCGCGGTGGGGCTGCCTGGTTCTGCTCGGCTCCTGTGTGGGCTGCTTCGATCCAGCGGCTTAAGTACGCTGGTGGCGGCAACACCACGGCCGACATCGCTCGTGGTGCTGTGGACTCCTTCCTTGGCTTCCCGGTCTACATCGTGGAAGACATGGACTCCACGCTCGGTGCTGACCCCAGTGCGGTCAAGGTGCTCTTCGGCGACATGCGGAAGGCTTGCATCCTGGGCCGTCGCCAGGACTTCTCGGCTCGGCTATTCGACCAGGTCTTTGCCACCACCGATGAACTGCTCCTCCAGGGCAAGACTCGGTTCGACATCGTGGTCCACGACGCCGGCGACGGCAGCGAGACGGGATCTGTGGTCGGCCTTGCGACCGCTGCTTCGTAAGTCTAAGTCGCTACCTTAGCAACAAGAGCCCCCCGGCTGATCGTGAGATTGGCCGGGGGGTTTCTTTTGTAGACTAACTGGACCCAAGGAGCCTACGAT